ATCATATCCACAGCTTCTTTGCGAATCACAAATTCACCGGGAGTTAATATTGCTTTTACTGTATCTGTAGTACCGGGCATTAGTCTCTAATCTCAAAATGAGGAAAATCGTCGAAACGGTTGTCCATTACTTGAAAATCCATATCCCAGTCCCCGCCCCATCTTAAATTGTAACCCATGCTCCTGCCAATGCCGATAACAAAACCAGCGAAAAGAGTCTGTCTCTCTCTATCTTCCCAATCCACAGGATAAGGGGTAACGTCAACGGCTTTAGAAGGACTAGAGTTGTGCCTACCGTTAGGATACTTAACTTTAGTACGACCTTCATCATATAATTTATTTTGCCTTTCTTTGCTTCTATGCCCTTCTAGAATAGAGCAGTCCACATGTTTAATTACTTCAGTAAATACTTCTTGCAAACGCTCATCGCAAGTAGATAATCTAGACTTTGATCTTTTAGAAAAGTATGGCATGTGGATTTGAATTTAAATATAAGTTATACATAAACAAAAGACAAATAATATTTTTATGCACGAGATCCAGTCATCCAGTTATACGCTTTTTTCTTCATACGTCTAACAGGACTAGCCTCTTCATTTAGTAATGATTCTCGTTTAGTTCTTGTACTCTTAGGAGCTTTAGCAAAGTAGTCTGCATAGTACAGAGCATCCATAACATCATCATTTCTAGGTTTAGGATGTTCAAAGAACTCATCTACTAACTCTGTCATTTCTCTTCTAATGTAAAGCTTTTTAGAATTAACGATAACACCTAAGCTTGTTTCAAGCCTGTCTTGTTTTTTTATTCTAGCGGGCGGCTTAACCCCCTTAAAGATTCCGGGCATTAATCTTTTTTCACTAGCAGACATCCTAGTTACCATATCTCTAACCATTTCCTGTGCAGCTACGGTTTCTATTGTAACTCTTCTTACAGGTGTATATTTGTTTGCTAGTCTTATAATTTCTTTTGGTACATCAAATGTTGGTATCCTCTCTCTAAAATACTCTAATACATAACGATTGTTATTAGAATCAATAGCCATAACCAGTATAACTTGAAAGTCAGATGTCTCTGAAGCTGTCGCTGCTAGGTCAACTCCTAAGTAAATGTTTACTGGTATAGCATCTTCACCGTCTATAAGGTAATTAAATTTGTTTCTAGTTTCTACTTTACCACTAAAGTATTGTATTCGATCTATTTTAAACGCTGCGTTAGATATATCCCTCGCATCATTCATGTACTCTTGTGCAAACTTATTGACAAGACCAGCTTCGATAAACTCTCTTTTCTTTGCTGCTAACTTTTTTAAGGAGAATTGGTCTTTCCAAATAGACTTACCATCTTCTATTGCCCTTTTAAATGTTACTGCCCAAGGATAAGTCCTACCTTCTTCCTGAGCTTTCTTGTTTCCATCTACTATTGCCTGTAAAAAACTATCAAAGTGTACTATTGTACCAGCTAACCATATCCATCCTTCTCTACCGGGAGTTTCTTCTAGTGCGGGATATACTGTAGATACGATCCATTTTTTAATATCTGCTCTACGCTCTGGCGTTTTGGTATTTAACTCTGATTCAAAGTCATCTAAGATAATACCAGTATAACGAACATCTACTTCTGCACGACCCCTAAGTCTTTGAGAAGTACCTTTTGCTATTAACCTATCTCCTTTGGGAGTTACAATATCTTTTTCTGTCCAACGCTTACCTGCTGCACCTCCATCTAAATTACCAAAGTAGTATCTAAGACGTTTATTCATTTCAAAATGATTACGTAAATATTTTAAATGGTCAATAGACTGACTTTGTTCTTCGGATACCCATGCAATAAAGTGCTGTTCATCATCCCTTGCAAATACAAGTTTATGCATAATAGCTGCTTTAGATAGTATAGACTTACCAAAGCCTCTAGGCATAATAATGCAACTACGGCTGCCGGGTTTAGATGTAATTAGTTTGTCTGCTACATCGTAATGAAATGCTGGTGACCTAGACTTTTTAAGAAAGTCATTTGGTAAGAAAGCTCTGCCAAAGTAGATAAGACTTTTATAGGACTTAGCTAATACTTCATCCCGCTCTTTCATTTCAGATGGGGATGGATTAATATTAAAATTGTCCATTATTTTAAATTAGTAGAGTATTTATTCCCATCCCATTCAAACGTATTTAGCCCTGCTTGCCTTGCTTCTTTAAATGCACTTCTAAAATCTTTTGCTTTTAAACTTCTCTTATCATAAACATTATAATCACCACCTTTAGTCTTAATTGAATTTAAAACATTAGAAAGCATAGCGTTTTTTGTATCTTGATCTTGAAGACTCCACATAGCATTTTCTAAATAATCAAAAGGAGCATCTGCAAATTTAGGATTGTATCTTGCATCTATCATTCTTTTATTATACTCATCTCTATCTGAAAATTTAGAGTAAGCATCTTTTCTTCTAGCTGTATTTAATATTGAAGCAATTTTTGGTCTTTCAGAATACCTAGAAAAAGAAGGTAACCAACCTTTTAATGCCCTATCTAATTTGTTGTAAAAATTCATTTTACCTACGCTTTTATCTCCTTCTGCTTGATGACCATATAGCTCGTGACCTATTTCATGCCCAATTCCTCTATTGCCATATAATCCTTTTAAATAAACATTATCACCTTGATGAAATCCCCCGCTAGATATATTTGATTCCCCACGAACTTTACTGTAAACATTCTCAGGCAAAGCGTATGCCTTAAAGGTTTTATTTGAAATTCTATTTAGTATATCATCAATATTTCTTTTTTTACTACCACCGTATCTATCCTGTTGTTTTACAAAATCTTCTAAAGCGGGTCTTGCATTTTCAACAAATTTTTTAAGCAATTCGTTATCATACTGATATCTTGTTAAATCTAATAATGAGTTATTTTGTGCCATATTTACGTTATTTAACCTTTTTATACTTAAAACTTATATCATATAGCCTATTACATAAAAGAACTGTTTTAGGTACTGTATAGCTCCAAATAGAGCTAGTCTGTGTATCCCAATAAGTACTGTTAACCGTTACTGCTTGTATCACCATTTGTTAATTCCTTTTTCTTTTCACTTAACATGCCCTGCTCAAATGCTTTTAGTTTCTCTTTACTAAAGCCAGTGAACTCCTGTATCAGTGCAATAGACTCTGATTTCTTCTCTGTGTTAAGCATTCCTGATATCTTCATTAATGTTTCTAGTGCTCTAAGCTTATCATTGTCTTTTACATCTGTTTTATCGACAACATCCTTAGTACTCTCTAGTAAATACCTTTTGGTAATACCAACATCTGCCATTAACTCTTCTATTTCTTTATCCACTTGATCCCTCACTGTTTTACTTTTTAATAATAGTTTTGATTTACGCCTAGCATCATCTGTACTTGTAGTTTTAGGATAGGCTTTGATATAAGCACTCTCTGGGTCTAGTCCCATTGCAATATATTTAGAGAATATCTTTTTTTGTTTGGTCATACCGCCATGTATTCTAGAATCATAGCTATGTCTTTTTACAAAACGATAAAGACTATCTGTTATATCTCCAACTAAAGAAGTGCTCTTTCTAACTGTTATCATCCCTATTACAGTTCTAATATACTCTTCTTCAGACTTATTACCTTTCATAGTGTCTTTTAATAACACTTGAACTATTTTACCATCATCTGATAAACACCATTGACCTTGTTTGGCTTCTCTCCAGTCTTTAATTAGTTTTTCTGTAGGGTGTGCTGTGCGAAACTCTGCTTCGCTTTCATAAGCGTAATGCTTAACACCCTTTATGATTCTTGAGAGTGCCACTAGTTGGGATTATTTAAACTATACTCGTCTATTTCTATGAGCTCTAACTCAGGCATGTTATTCACCCTATATACTAACTCAGCCATTAAGCTGACGTTTCTTGAATTGGGGTCTATAAGATCTAATATTCTAAGCTCACTGGATATCTCTCTACATCTTTGTATGTTTGTAAAGACATCTTTTATTTCATAATCACCAATTAAGGCTTTTTCAAACATTGTTCTTTCTCTATCCATATTTAAATTTAATAATAACTTGACAAGTTGCAACTATATATAATAATATTATCTATCCCCCCCTATTTAGCCCGGTTGAATTTATAATAGTACTATAGTATATATAGTATAGTAGTATATATAGTATAGTAGTATTATTATATATTATATATATTATTATATATTATATATTATATATATATTATATATATTATATATATACTATATATAGTATAGTATTATATAGTATAGTAGTAAGTAGTATATATAGTACCCGCAGCTATATATTATAGTACCCGCTTTGGTAACAGATCCAAAACTTTCAAAAAATCTAAAAAAAATATTTTAGTATGTGTCTTTCTCTTTTATTATACAGGTATACCCCCCTAAACCTATTTGAGATTAGGTTTCTTAGGTTGAAAAAATCAAAACTAATGAGGTATAGATAAATCTATACGTTATATATAATTAAATAATAATGTATAGCTAAAGCTATCCATATCTATACGTCGCAAAATATTTATACGTCGCACGTTTTCAGGTTTGTAGCATGCAAAATTAATTTAAATTATTTTAAAATAAATGGAACTTTTCAGGAACTAAGTAGTATATATAGTATAAGTATTTTTGACAATTTGATAGTGCCCTGAGTAGCAGAGAAAACAGGGGCATTAATTTATGGACATGGTGTCCAACCTAATTAAAAACAAGGAGGTTGTTTTTGGAAGATAAACGTAAAGTTAATCTTGCTGAAGCAAATCTTTTCGGTAGACGTGATGATTTAGAGGTAGCATTTAAAGATGCAATTTCTATGATTGAGTCTAGTTGTCGTAACAATGCGGCTTTTCCAATAACAGCTTTAATGCTGGTTTGGAATACTTTAGCTGTAAAGTATGACATCTACGAAAAAGATGTAGCTGAGTAAGATTCTGAGTTTGGGGCTAGACTTGGAAACAGAACTAGCCCCACTTTTAAAAACACCTTTAATTCAAGGACAATACAATGAATAACGTAATAGATAATATAGTACCTAACCTAAATGATGTTACAGACCTAGTGCTAGCTGATAATATAGAAGAGGCTTTCCCACCTGTTATTAATAACTTAGGTGGGAAGCTAGACCCCTTTGTAGAAATACATAAGCAACCTACATTTTTACCTAGCGGTAAACAATCAGGTGCATTTTCTGTAACATTAGGTGAGTCTGAAAAAGAGGTAGGTATTGTTAAAGAAAACTACTTGTTAGTTGAAAACAAACAGATATCTGAAATAGGGCAAAACATAATGTCTGAATCAGGAATCGATTTTCAACCTGATAAGGTATTCTTTAATGGAAAGCAATTTAGAGAAATTTATGTTGCTAAGGATGCTGGGCTGGAGGTTCAAGTTCCTAAAGTTGGTGATTTACTTGGATTGGTATTTGAAATACAAAACAGTTACGACTCTAGTATTAAAGCTGGTGTCAATGTTTACTTTCAAAGGCTAGCATGTGAGAATGGTATGCTCTCAAAAGCATTTGGTTTTGGGCATACATTTTGGCATACAATGAACAATGTAAACTGGGATAATGAGATTTCAAGAGCAACCCAAGTTCTCAGAAATCAATCAGGTGGTAGGCTTCGTTCATTTGCTGAAGCATGTGGTAAATTACAAAAACCAATCGAAACACAGGATATTGCTAACATTAGAGAAAACTACATTAGCAAACTACCTACCCAGCAATTCGGACAGATGTATGATAAATACTTAGCTGATAAAGATTATTCAGCTTGGGGTTTATTAAATGCTGGGACTAATGTCTTATGGCATGCTGACAAGCTAACAACAGCTAACTTTAACAATAACAGCTTGGTTGTTGATGGATTACTAGATTATGGTAAGGTTTTAACACCTGATACTAGTGACCCTAACCAAATTAGCTTCGCCTAAAAACTAGGACACCGCAACACCTGAGCAAGTGTATAAACTGCTCACTTTACAGAATTTAATTATATTACAGAAAGGAGATCTCTTTATGAATTTTTTTTATTTTTTATATATATATTATATTATGTGCACGCACGTAGGTAGGTGCTTCGCTCAAATTACACAACGTCGCATTTGTGCACGTTCGTAGATTATTTATTTATATATAAGCACGCACGCACGTACATAGCCTGTAATAGTATCGCCTTTGTACAATATCGCACGAATTAGAGAGTTTTAGAGGCATTTAGTAATCAATTACTTACCATGTACTTACATACATTTATATAATATTTATTTATTATACACACAAGACCAACACACAAAGCACAGAACCCCCCGAAATTAATTACATATTTTTTAATTTTTTTTGGAACTTTCTTAATGCTTATTAGTATGATATATATAAACAAAATAAAAGGAGTTTTTAAAATGAATATAGAACAATTATTTGAGGCGTTAGAGAGTTTAGGACATTATTACAGAATAGAAAATGAACACCTAAAAACAGAGCCTTTA